TTAGGTGTGGCTGATTGAAGTGGGTTTTCTATTTCTTCAAACTCTTCAGCTTCTAATAGGGCCGCAGCCATTTCACGATTTTCTAATGTGCCGCGCTGGTTGTTGCCAGTTAGAGCTAAGTACCCTCTCCTTGCTTGATTAACTGTTAGCTTTATGCCAGCACCAGCAAGGGGAAGAGCTGCACCTAAGGCAGCGTTTGCAGAAACATTAGTTACAAAGTCAGAAAACTCATAATCAATGTCAAGCTCATCATACCATTCTTTAACTGCAATCTCAGAAAAAGCACCAGCTCCACTATTTAAAACAGCAGAATTAAATAATTGACGCCACATGGTTCTGCCAATTGCAACAGCGCCTTCCAACATCATAGCCTGTTGAGCAACAGGATCACTTAATGATGCAGTCATTGCACCACCGAACCGAGCCGTTCCATACAAAAACCCAGGGTTGTCATCGGAAAGCTTTTGTAGTTCAGCGCGCTCTCTATTTACTAATTCAACAGTTTGTTTCTCAATGAAGCTTTCATTTACTTGGTTTAGATCAGGAGAAAGATTGAGCTGATTCTGGCGAATAGTAGAAAAGATCTTTTCAATCGCATTGTTATAAGCCTTTTCAGACTTATACTGTCCAGTAGTCGGCGCAGATATTAGATATCGAGCAGGGTTACTCCATCTCTCGCCGTTATTTAGAAACTCAGTTTCATTAAGCGATTCAATTATAGGCTCCCAAACTTGAGACTTGGCAAAGCCTGGTGAGTTTGATCCAGCGTCACCATTTAAAAAACCTACGTCCTTAGCCTTTACAAAATTCTCAGCCCATGTAGCAGCAGGAGCCGACATCTTCCTTCTTGGGTCAGAATTTAAAAACTTTATATCTGCGCTACCAAGGTTCATTTGTATTTACTTTCCATGTTTCTTAACGCCCTTAAAGTAATCTTTTTTGAATCAAACGCAGATTGAATATACACGCTAATATCTTTGTGTTCTTGCGTCCCCGGCTCAAATTGCTCCCGTACCTCAATTAATCTAGTTTGGATCGCCTCTCTTTCATCAAGCTCACTTACAGCCGCAGCACCAGCAGCCGGGGCTTCAGATACAGCTTCAGCAACGTCTGATACGGTTTCTGCAAGAGACATTGTCGTAGATACAATAGTCGATGGTATTACACCCATGCCTGGGGCAGCCATTTGCTCCAGCAATGTTTCTGGAATAATTCCCTGCCCCACATCCGTCTGAGCATCAAACGCATCTTTCTGATCCTGCGTATAATAAACCGGACCACGGGCGGCAGTAAGTTCAATTACCTTTTTTAGGTCAAAAACAAGTATGTCCCCATTGTCATCATCAATAAGGTCGCCGCTGTCTTTATACATAAATCCGTAGTTGTTACCTCCCAAAGAAACAAGATTGTAATCTCCAGAGGTGCCTTCACTTTTTGTTACCTGATATATCTTAGCTCCAGGATCAACTAAAGATAACTCGATCTCACCTGATAAAGCCTCAAACATCTCAGGGAGTATTGTCTGACCTGTTAATGTTGCAGCAGAAAGTATATCTGCGTCCATTTCTGTTAAAGCATTTGACACATCAAGAGCAGTATTCCCGCTAGGAATAAGTGTTGGAGTAGATCTTACTGTATCGATGCCGCCGGTTCCATTCTCAGGATTAAATCCAACAGCCTGGTTTAAAGAATTTATCCAAAGTTCTTCATTAAACTCAGTAGCGCCTTCTGCATAGAAAGCGTACAGGTTTTCAGCCATTGCTCTGTAAGCAGGAACAGCGGTTTTAGTTTCATCGAAAACACTTCCTAGAAATTCTCTGGAAATAGAATCTGCATCAGGAAGACCCGTACCGGCAGTTAACTTAGGCGCTCCGTATGTTTCAATAATAGCCTGACCCTGTAACGCACGGGTAGCAACATCTCTGTTTCCAGAAACCATTGAAGCACCTACGGCAGCATAAAACGCTCCATCTGTACCGGCCAGCTCTTCAAAGGCTTGAAGCGCAATAGCATCACCACTGGCAACAACAGATTCCAAGGCAATCAACCTATCGTTCAAAGACGCAGATTTAAGAGCATTAGAGAACAATTTGGTTTCCTCTTTAGTAAATAAAGTAAGAGGTGTTCCATATGCTTTAGAGACTAGCTTCGCCTGGTCAAACCTTAAACTAAGATCTGCGACCACAGCATTTGGATCTTGGTTGAAGTCAATTGGCTTAATTTGAATTAAGTTATTATTATCATCGGTAAGTTGCCTTTTAACAGCAGCGGAAATAGGATTGTCTTTTATGTCTTTATTAAACTGGTCCAACATTTTAACAGCAAAGTCATACGTTTTGACTTCTACATCTGTATCTCGACCAGGCTCACCAATGCCGGGAAGACCAGATTCTATTGAGGTAACAAAACTAGCTAAATCAGCAGGCATCATAGCTTTAAGATTATTAGCAGTATCAATATCAAAAATCATACGCTCATAAGCGGCTCGTGCTCTATCGCCTTCTGGCCCAAAAGCATCAAGTTGAGCTTCTATTTCTGTTAGCATTTTCTGAGAAACGACACCCCCAGCAGTAGCAATATCATCTTGCTCACCAATCAATGAAACAACATTTGAAACTTTTTGCTCTCTAATCGCTGCGTTTTTGCTGTATGTTCCCTGGAGGCTTTTTCTAAAAGATTGCGTTTCTGCTAAAGTCATACCGGGGGCCGGAACTGTTTCCATTCTTTTTAAGATTATTTCTTGCTCTTCAACCGGAGAAGAATTGAAATTAAATATGTAGTTTTCTTTTATAGCGTCATTGTAAGCTTTAATTTTAAAAGCTTCGAGCTGTTTTTCCGAAAGTGATAGGCCGCCCAAAAGCTCAACAGATTTAGCAATTTGTTGTTTGATCGTTACAGCGTTTGAACCTGGAAGGATCGCGCCCTGGATAATATTGTTATATTGCAGATCCGACGCGTTAGCTGCCTTCACCTTTTGCTTTTGAGCTTGTAAGTTTACATACCAATTTGAATATCTTTCTGTTGCCTTGGTTGTTACGCCGTTTAAGTTTTCTCTTAAAACAGTCGCAGCAGTCGGGTCGATTACTCTCAGCGATTCTGAGTAACCGTCAGTAAGATCTAATAATTGCTCTTGAACCCTGGTGAATGGAGTTTCATTCCTTTCTGCTTCATTCAAAATCCGCATAGTTTCGATTTCAGCATTATTCTGTATTTCTGCTACAGCGACACGACTGCCCAGCTCATAAGCGGCACGGTCTGCAATACCAAATGCTCCGCCTTTTTCTTCTATAGCCTCAAGGGTTTCAATAGCACCCTCATCGCGCACACGTTCTTGGCCGCGAATTTCAGCAAACCTAGAAGCTTCTTTAAAAGCAAAATCGGACATACGATTAAGTTGCTGAGAAAGGTTTTGAGAATACCTTGCTTGCTCCCGCGTGTCAGCAAAGTCGATATTACCTGGCTGACGGGTTCTTACCCCTAGTCGCTGATATCGTGGAAGTTGTGCCATCGTCTAACCTAACCTAACTATATATCTGACCGGCCATGTAAGCCGCTTCGCCAACACTTGCGGCGGCGCTTACATTCGCAGTCTTCATTGCGGTTGAACCAGCAGATCTATAAATACCGCCCTGCGTATAACCTTCTCCAAGAGCAAGGGCCGCGTTGTCTTTTGCAACGGCAGCTTCCATGCTTCCCTCTGACACAGCAAACATTTGCATGGTCGCCGCAGATCCAGATGTAGGATCAACCCCACCAGCACCAGCTCTAGCAATAATTGCGGCAAGGGTTTCGTTCAATCTTTTCAAAGCTTCGGAGCCTTGCTGTTTATAGGCAATAGCTTCAGATCGGCCTTTCAACTCTGCCTGTTGCGCTTGCCGTTCATAGCTCTCTTGTTGAGCGCGGCCAACATCCCGTTGCGCACTAGCCTGCCCTAACTTACTTCCAATCGATATGGCTGTAAAAGCAGCTTCCATTTTAATTCCCCACGCTTAAACGGTACTCAAGACCGAGAACAATCATTTCCAATGGAACATTCTGGCTAATCGTAATCTGCCCCGTTCCGCTATATCCCAGCAAGCCATGCACAGTTTTTATGCCAGTGAAAGGCTCAACGGGCGAATCCAACACATCTTCGCCAAAGTTTCTGAACGAGATCTGCTTGCCGTTAATCGTCATATCCTTCGTGCTGTTCACAATAGCATCAACCTGGATAATACGTTTCTTAAAGCCCTGCACAGATCCAGAAGATAGCACCGGCTCCGCAGGCATTGTTCTAGCCGTGACCGTGTAGTTCAATCCAACCTGGTAGCTGGACGTAGCAGCCGAAGCAAAAGTAACTGTGTAAGGAGATCCTGGGACCGTCTGTTCTGGCTCCAGAACGCCATCTCTAATGATCTGGACTGTCTCCCCCTCAAGATGCTGTAACGTCACTGAGGACGCCGCTCCGCCCTCCTTAGCGCTATCTAGCGTGAGATCTGGGTCAAACTTCTCCAGCATATAATTGTCAGTGCCATCAATCGTCCTTTTAACGATCACATAAACGTCTGCAACCTCGACGCCGATTGCTATGAAATCACCGTCCGTTGTGAACCGACTTGGCGCGATAACATTCTGACCGACCAAGATAGAGTAAACCGCCATCGATCCGTCAGTACCGTTGACCACAAACAGGCGATCCGACTCATCCGTAGACGCAGCCCTACGCGCCGCCATATCCACAGGGTTCTTGAGCAAGTGAGAGCTTAACGCCGATATGTTCTGTACCTGATAGGACGCTGTAGTATCGCCAAACTGGAATACGTTGATAGATTTACCCTGGCGCTGAATAAAGATTGACGCACCGTTTAGCTCTTCTATCGGAATGCCTGACTTTGCACCGAGCCTAGTTTGCGGACGGACAAAGAAGTTGGACGGTGTAATTGGCTCATTGGTCCCTTGCAGGATTACAAACTCACCACCTGTCGTAAAGATCCGAAAGTCATTGCCGGAAAACAAATTCACAATAGTGTTTAGCTGATTGGTATTAATCGTTGCCTCAACGCTCTCATCGTCAAGACCAGAGCCAGCATTGAAATCAAAGTAGTTGATTACACCAGAACCCCAGATTGTGTTGGGGCGAGACTTAGATCCGCCGAAATACAACCGGCCCTCATGGAATGCAGCAGACCGAGGCCAGCCGCGAGTGTTTGACCAAACATCCTCATAGCCATGTTCACTCTCCCAGAAACCAGCGGTAATGGCGTCCGTGTCAAAGAAGTCCACTTCCGTTACAGCCTTCATAACTGTAGGCGATACATACTCAACATATCGAGCGCGACCAAATGTGCTTGTGACTTGGGCGTATTCGCCAACGGCAGAGGGCGCAAAAGCCTCCACCTTGTAACCCGTGGTATTATCGGGAGCCGTATCCCATGCGGGGTAGACAGTCAGCACCTTAGTAGAGGCTACATAGTCCTCAACGTGCCGAGTCTGACCGGAGCCTGTGCCGGAAGTTAATGTAATGAACATACCATTTGGCTGATCGTCAGTGCTGTAACTAGAAGCCGCCTTCAAGGTAATTGTATTCGCTCCACCCGCTTGGGCCGTACCGTTGTCAGTAGTCGTCGACGAAGCTGTGATCGTGATATTGCCGGTTGACGCGCTGGGCGTAATTGTAAAATCAGGCATATGCGTATCGAAGGCATAGGCGTACTGAGGAAGGTTTGTTATAGGTAGGTTTTCCAGCGTCCAGCTTGTGTCACTGTTGCGCACAAGTCTCTTGGTTTGAAGATCTTCATGGCACAAAATAAGCGTATCAACCGCCTGGGTATAGTTAATCTCGTCCAGCATAGCGGTAGTGATGTCGGTCGCTGTAATGTAATCGTTACCAGATCCGTTAATATTCGTTTGCAAGACGCCGGCCTTAAAGACATAGATCCTTTGGTTAACAAATACTAACAGGTAGCTATCATCAACGCTAAACTCAAATGGGATTACCTTGAAATCAGTGAAGCTTGAGCCGAAGTCATAGATGAACTGCGTACCATCACGGCGCTTAAATCCGCCTTGAGGCTGAATGATTACATTCGTGGCTTCCTCAAGAGCGTTTTTGTATTGAGCTAAATCGGTACGAGCGCGGATAAGCGGATCAAGCTCGCCAACCGAGAAATTGGTTTGGAACTGCATAATCCGCATATTAGTATCTCACATCAATAAGAGAATAATCCTCAATGATCTGCGGCGGCTTACCGCGACTATCTATGTTCATTGCCTCACGCATCAAGCCACCACGGTTTGACTCACCGGGTGAGCCATATGCCAAGGCTCGAAAGTAGTCTGACTTGCTAATCTGATCGGTAATTGTAAAGGCTAACTCAGCAGCCAGTGAGGTGCGGAGAAGGCGCACAAAGTAATTTGGCATTTTGCTTTCATCGATTGTACCTTGGTAGTCGATAAAAACCTTCTCGAAATTTGTGTATAGCTGATCGCCGTAAACTTCCCACCCGTACCGGACAGGGTTCTCGCCAATACCGGCGCTTGTAAATAAGGCTAAGACGCCGGAGAGCATATCTCCCGGCATCTGATAGGCATACTTCCATTCATCGATAGGAGCAGTAGACAGCCGATTTAG